TTATCCCCTTAAAGCTCCGTAGAATATTAACCACCCCTACCCTTTTAGCTCTAAAACGTCAGAAACGGCTCATATTTACGATTTTATTTATTATTCGATAAATTCCTTGCCTAAAATAAAACAAGCCTTAAAAACGCATTTTAACGCGTCCTAAGGACTCACTCAAAGACTTAATATATTTAGTTCTTTTTTTTAAATCGCCCGTGCCTACCATTATGACAAGTAGTACACAACAATTCGAGATTAGTATACTCGAGTCTAAGCTCCCAACCCTCAGGAGTTTGTATAGCTTTCTTATGGTGTACCTGAGTAGCCATACTATTACATAGCTCACACCTATACCCCTTATCTTGAGTATACTTAGCCGATAAGGTACGCCACTCTATACTATTATAAAAGCGTGTATACTTAGGATCTCGCGTCTTATTATACCGCTTATCTCCCTCTCGTTTAGCCTCAGCACGACGAGCCTCTATCTCGGCTTGTACTATCGGCTTACAAGTAGCGCAATACCCACCCCCATTATAAGGGTATAGATTACCACACCTATTACACGATTTTAAAAGCATAATTAAAACAACCTTTCTATATGGTAGCGGTTATGAGACTTGAACTCATACGGATTATCCGAGGGATTTTAAATCCCTTGCGTCTGCCTATTCCGCCAAACCGCTATAAAAGAAAGGTCCTCATATCCGTTAAGATATAAAGGACCTTTCCCAATTGGAGGCTTTACCTATGGAACGATTTACCCAAATCACCACGATAGCATTATACAACATTTTTCGAGAAAAATTACTGTTATTTTAATGACTATTTTATGATATTAAAATGACGTTATTTTTCGTCTTTTAACGTGAGTAGAGTAATCGCTTTAGAATACAAGCGGTAAACGTGACGGTCCGTATAACACTCTCTTTTTGCTATATTCTTTAAGGAGTAGCCGTCAATAAAATACGCCTCTAATACTTCGCAATATCGAGGATCGTCGAGAGTATCGATTTCCTCTAATATTTCACGCTTTAAAATTTTACCTTTTTCCTTTAATCGAGCTATCCTTTCCTCCAACTCGATTTTATCGGTAATTAAATCCGAGGTCGTCACCGGAGTACCGCCTCGAGGCATACCTGACAAACTAGGAGTTTTCGGACTAGTGAGTCGGCTATCTAAGATTTTAAGTTTTTCCTCGAGACGAGATATACATAAAACATTTTTTCTATACCGTCTTAAAAATCGTTTTTTGTCTTGTTCTCGGCTCTCTTGATTTTCCATAATTCACACCTCCGGAAACCGAGCATAACAAAATAACAAAAAAATTACTAATTCTATATAATATTATTATTTATATATAATATATCTATTATATATTATATTTTATTATTTTTTCTATAAAATAGAAAATAATTATGTTATTATGTTATTTATATTAAAAAACCCTTTAAAATAAAGGCTTTCAGCCATAACAGAATTAAAAACAAAATGTTTTTTATTTTTGTTATTTTAGAGTTTTTGTTATGCTCGAAAAAAATAAAAAATTTTTATCACAAAAAATTCAAAAATAAGTTTTTGTTAAAAAACTAGTTTTTGTTATGCTTTTTATTATGATTTTTATTATGCTTTTTTTTCAATTTTTCCCCGTACTACCAATTCCACCTCGAGAAATATCGTTCAAATGCTCCACGACCTCGAACTCGATAGGCGGTTGATTTTTCACTATCCTAAATTGAGCGATACGGTCGCCTTTGAATATCATAGTAGAACGTATCGCCACCGCCGGAAAATGCCACTCGTCAGCGTCGCCGGAGTAACTGTTATCGATTACACCCATAGAATTAGCGCACATAATACCGAACTTACTAGGAGTCGACGACCTAGGTAGGATATGAGCCTCGTAGCCGTCGGGGAGTATCATACCAACCCCGAGAGGGATAAGAGCATACTCACCCGATTTAAAAATCATAGTTTTAGCAGCTCTTAAGTCTATCCAATCACCGACGCTGATTTTCGCTATCGGCTCTATATCTGAAAAATATTTAATCTTAATTTTCATTTCATTTTTACCTTATAAATTACCCATTTAAATTTTTTCTTTTTGAGATACCAATCCTTTATGATTACTATCCCTTTCTCTCGAGCGTCTTTTCGGAGTCCAGCGATAGACCGTCCGTTTCGAGTTCGATCGAAAAACGCTCGGTGACTCATACCCATTTCGGCGCAAAACTCCTCTATCGTCAAATACGGATTAAAGAGATTACACCTCGTTATTTTCCCGCTAGCATATTTACATTTAGCGATATTCGCACAATCCCAACAACATTTACTCATAATCTTATTTCGAGATGTTCGCTTGACGTCTCGCTCGTTTATCTGCGTTTTCTATCAATTCTAACAAGTCGTTAAGGATAGGTTTATCGTATGCTCCAACGACGAAACTATAATCTTTTAACGCTTTCTTTAAAACTGACATATCTCTATTGGTTAAGGTTATCGACAACTTTACGGAGTATTCTTGACTCATTATTCCACCTCTACGTCGAATTTTTCTTTTATTAAACAATCCTTTACTTCGAGCATTTCGCAATACATATCGCCATTTACATTTATAAGTCGTAAATCGATAAGCCTACAAATAAATGTCTCTAAGGCGGTTTCCATAACCTCTTTATCGTGTTTAACCAATAGGTTACGGAGTTCGTTTTCAAACGTATCATTTCCCATTATTCCACCTCTATATTTTCAACACGAAATAACGTTTACCGTTATTTTTTTGTTTAGCGTTTTCTTCAAAGTCGAATTTTGTAACAACTTCTTTGAAAAACGTCTTTTTACCGGTTACGTTATACGCCTTAATTCCTGAGATTTTACACCAATCAACAAACTCGGAATAACACTCGTCACGAGGTCTATTAAGGAAATAATCATCTGTAAGCTCTTTATCCTCAATCCAGGATAAGACAGTCGAGTTATCCGCTTTGTACGCCTCGAGAGTTTCAATAACCGACTGAGGCTCGGTAAATTTGCCGTTTTTCATTAACCGTTGAGCGCCTCTAATACCGATATTTAATAAATATGAGAGCGCCGTCGGAGCCGTAATCTTATCAGCTATCATAGGGTCGTAATCCTCGTCCTCCGACGAGAAACGAGCATTAAAAGGAATAAGTAACCACCTACGATAGAAACCCTCGGACTTATCGAACGACCTCGGTATCGTATTCGCACTATATATATGAGTCGCGTACGGCTCGATAGTATAAGGACGCTCGCCTTTACGTTCAACCATAACCGCATTACCGGAGAATAGCTTTTTAAGAGTACCGGTATCTTTCAACGTAACGTTATCCACGTCGTCGCCGATATTCGCTAGCTTATTTTCTAACTCCGCCGTATTAAATCTATCCGTAACCTTTTCGAGAGCAATCGCCGAATAATTACGAGGCCCTAAAAACGTCTTAATAAGGTCGAGTATCGTACTCTTACCATTGGAGCCGGAGCCGTAGAATAAAAACGCCTTTTGATATCGGTTATGTTTAAGAAGTACCGCCCCTATCATTTCCTCGAAAAGATTTATAACCTCTCTATCGCCTAAAAAGACACGATTTAACATTTTATCGAGGTCCGCACAATATGCCGACGGATCGTAAACTACCGGGATACGGTCGAACTCGATAGCGTCCGACGTAAACTCGAGACACTTTCCGGAGCGTAAATCGAGACGCGTATTTTTAAGATTGATAACGTACGGATTAACCTTTAAATCCGTCGAGTTTACGTGAGTCTTAATACGGATATAAGCCAATACCTCGGCTCTTTGTCTTTGTAATATATTCGGATACAAAGAAATCATTTTATTTTCGATTATACGGTCGTCCGCCTGATAATAACCGTTCTCGTAGACGTAGAGCGTACCGTTAACCTCGATAATCTTAAACTCCTGGATAAGCTGATCGCCGAAATCATTATGACTAAAACCTACTTTTTTGTTTTCGGCTTGCGCTATCTGCTCGGCGATTACGTCCTCAGGCTTAAACGCCTCGTCTCTACAAATAGTAGCGATTTCGTTATCGGTTAGAGCGTCCGCGAATACGTAGCTATTTACGATTTCGATAGTTTGTCTAATCTCGACTCGATTAAATCCTTTCGTTTGTAAATATACGATATAATTAAATAACTCTTGATTACGTCCGGAGCCGTCACCCATGCCTTTGAATTGAAATTTACCGGAGGGAGCGGATACGGAGGTTAACCACTTCGGTACTACTTCCATATCCTCGCTCTTAACTTTGCGTATCCATTCTCGAGCCTTGCCGTCTTGCTTAATCTTTACGTAAGCGTTACGCCCTCCGGCTTTACGGTCGCAATATATCCCAACGGCGAGACGATTTTTTATAAAGTTTTTAGGCTCTTCCTCCGGAGATTTAAACCAACAATGAATACCGCGAGTCGTTTTCATAACGCGAGTTTTAAGACCGAGACCGTCGATTATTTTTAACATAATCTCCGCGTCGGAGGTCGTATCAAAGTCGAGAACGACGTAGCCTTTAGGTACTATAACCGCGATATTATCGAAATCTTTAACCTCGCTCCAGGTTTTCGTACCTTGCCCGTCTTTAAACCCGTGAGTCGGAGTTTTTCCGTCTAAAATTATATATTGCATAAATCCACCTCTTATCTATAGTGACATACGAAAAATCCGATAATACCGCCGACCATGAGGAATATACGAGAAAAATCTACTCCATACCCTTTTATACGATTTCGGATATTATCGATTGTGTATATAACACCTACCGACAAACATACCCACTTACTAAAAACCAACACGATTTTACACCTCCAAATTTTCGCCCTTACGTTTTATTTCTGAAATGCGTCGGTTAATATACCATATCGCTTTTCTTAAATCCTCGATTTCTTTAGCCTTATCCTTTTTACCGGCTCGACTAATATATTTAATCGCATTACCTAAACAGAAACCGAGCTTTTTATCCTCGATAAATTCTATAATCTCGATTTTTCCGTCGGTATAATGAGACGGTCTATTTACCGGATCGCTTTCGCATTTCGGGCAAATTTGACGCCCCTCGGGAATAACCGAGCCACAAGTGATACACAAATTACTCATTTACTCAAATCCTCCACAATATCGATAAACTCCGATAATGTATAAGGCGAGTAGTGTAAACCGGCGGACCGTTCAATCCGTATCTTGTGTATCTTTTGGTCGTCTTGCATATCGTTAGCTCCGACTTTCAACTCGAACGCCACAAAACGCCCATTTATACACGCGATAATATCCGGTTTACCTTTACCGCTCATACCGTCGCCGTAGAGGTTGAGGTAATAAATACCTCGCCCTCTAAGGTACTCGACGGCTTTATCCTGGAGTTTTTTCTCCTGCTTAGTCATCTAAAAAACTATCCAAATCGTCGGAGTCGTCCTCGGTATCTACAGGAGCCTCAGCCTTAGCCTGGGTAGTACCGAAACCGGTAGCGGCTGCGTAATCGTTAAGACGTACGGTAGTAGCCTCCTCGCCGGCTCTATCACCTTTAGAGCGAATATATTTCTCATGCTTAACGGTTGCTTTAATATAACACCCTACGATATCCTGAGTATCGATTTCCTCGACTTGCGAGTTATTAAGACACGTACGAGCAAAATAGGACCACGCTTTAAGAGCGCCCTCGTTTACCTCGCCGTCATTTTTGATAATGGTAAAGTTTTCGGTATGCGTTTCACCCTTTGCCGTCTGCAATTTAACGGCGAGCTTTCCGAAATCCTCGTACTTACTGTCGTCAACTTCCATAACCTTAAAAATAGTAGTTCCCTCAGGAATAAGAGTAAAAGTTCTTTCGCTTAATTTCATTTTTGCCATAATATAAAATCTCCTTTATTTTAATTTACGCCTTGAATAAATCCGACTACTTCGTCGTTTTTATCCAAAATTAACAAGTATTGACCGTCGAGATATTCTTCTCCGGAGTCCTCGATTTCGACCTCCGCGAGCTTAACGTCCGATTTTTCGAGTAAACCGAAATTAGCGTTACTAATACCGACCTCGATATCCAAATCGTCGCTGAAAATTCTCACGATATCGCTCGTCTTACCATCTGCGGTAATAGTCGCTCTCGTCAAATGGACTTTATCGTCGGTATCCGCGTTAATCAACCCATTGACGAGCGTCTTAACCTTTTCGGGTACCTCGCCGGATCCGAGGAGATTAACTACTCCCGTCGGTACTTTCATACCCACACCGGCGCAAATAAGCCACTTATCGCCATTCGTACGGGTGAAAATCTGCCCGTGAGTTCCCGTTGCTTTCAAAAATTTTTCAAATTTCATAATTTATAACCTCTTATATTTATTTCGTTTCCACAATAGATTTTTTAAGACTGTAAACCTCGGTCGTTTTGGTATATTTATTAAACACGTCCGGGAGTTCTTTTTTAAGAGCCGTACTATCGAGACCGTTACGCTCGGACTTTGTGAGAGTCCACGTGTATTTACTACCGGCGATTTCGACTTTTTTATCGCCGTCTCGGAATTGACCGCTCATATATTTTTTAACCTGGTCGTCGATTTCTTTAAGACGTTTCTTTTTCTCGTCGAGTTTAGCCTCAGCCTTATCGATAGACTCCTGGAGTTTATCGGCCTCAGCTATTAACTTAGCGATTTCCTTATCGTCCGGCTCCACCGTATTTTTACGGAGGACTTTAAGTATCTCGGCGTCCTTTTTCTCGTCAAATTCCGGAGAGATACCGGTTAATACGTGGTCTCGCCAAAACTTTAACGCCGGCTCGATATAGCTTTCTTTAAACGTAGGAAACTCCTCGGAAACCTTAAACTCGATAACCACCGTATTTTTAGCGCTAGGCGTAAAATTTTCCGTCGGCGTCGTATCAAACTCGCCGTTACCTAAATCGATAGGATAATCCTTATCCTCGAGAAAACTACACGTCATAACGACATTATCGAAACCGAGTAGATAAGCGTATAACGACGCTTGTAATTTATAGTAGATAGGAGGCTCGACTTTACCGTCCACACCTCGCCAATCTTCCGCGCGTTTTGTGGTCTTAACTTCGACTACGAAATCGTCGCCGAGAAAATCCCAGGAGCCACCTAACGCCTCAACGTTAGGAAAGAAATCGCCGAAAGTTTTACGGAAATAGTCCGCTCCGTAAACGTCGGTAGGCGACTTAATATCCATGAAATACCGCCTTTTTAAATACTCGCAAATTTTAGGCTCGATTATTTTACCGGCGATAGTATAGATAGAGTCCTCAAACGGATCCTCGTAGGTCTTAGTCATTTCACACCAAGCGCCGAAAGGAGTATTCCACGCGTTTAAACCCATAACGGTAGCAAATCTTGTTGCCGTCATTTTCTTTAATTTTTTAGGTAATATATCTAATTCGATATGATTACCTACGAATTTGTAATTACTCATTTATAGCCTCCTTGTAATAACACCATTTATAACCGCCGGCGTCCGAGCGTTTTCCTAAACATACCTCGCGGATACTATTACGATTTATACCCGTAGTACGTTGAGCGTCTTTTATACCTAAGTGAATACGAATTAAATTCATTTTGGTATCGTATTGAGCGATAGGATTTTTCTTTTTACTGTTAGCCATTCTCTCGTTACGAGTTCCATAATTGACGTTATCCTTTACCGTCGCCCATTCTAAATTAATAACTACGTTATTTAATTTGTTTTCGTCCTTATGGTTTACCGTTGGTAAATTATAAGGATTAGGTATAAACGCGGTAGCTACTAATCTATGTATGGTCGTATATTTCGATTTTCCGTCTCTACACAAACTAACAACTTTATATCCGTATCTATCAATTTTCGGAGTTAAAAACTTTTTGGATATTTCCGAAAAGACTACTCCGGTATTACTGATTTTATAACGGTCCTCATAACCTTTAATCGGTCTCCATTCCTCTAAAAATTCCATAGTTTTAATCTCCTATTAACGAATTTTCGTAAACTCGGTTAAAAAAATTTAACTTTCGAGTTTATCGCCGATTTCGATTAACATATCCTCGGCCTCGGTCTTAGTGATACCAGCTTTAAGTTTCTTTACGCACTCGGAGACGTAAGACTCGTAATCGCCGTCCTTATCACGGAGCTTTTTAAGACCGTTTTTAATCGCTTTAATTTGAGTATCCGTAGCCTTACCGTCCTCGTTAATCAATTCCTTTTTAACTTCTTGACGTTCCTCTACGGTAGCCGGTCTATTAGCCTTTTTAGGCGTCTCGACCTTTTTACCGTCCTCGTCCGTAGGTTTATCGCTCACCGCGTCCACGGAGTCGGACTCTACGATATCGAGAATTAACAAATACAAATAACGACGGATATACGTCTCGATAGCACCGAGTTTCTGAATAGGATTTTTAATAAGAGACTCGTCCTCTCTAAGCGGAGTCATTATGTTAATTACTTCCTCCGGATTATCCACGTTAATAAGCGTCAAATCGGCGAAATCATTACTAAACGTGATTACGTCGGTAAGTCCTAAATCCGTGAATATCTGTTGCTTTACCGGAATTATATCGTCCAACGTGAAATACTTAAATTCCGCGTAACGATTAACACCGCTCTTTTTTACGCCTGACGCGAGGAATAATCTACGAGCCTCGTTCAACTTAGCGTAAATGTTCATTTTTGCGACCGTTTCGTTATTAACGGTCTCGACCTTTTTTTCTGTTGCCATAATAACAACCTCCTTAGAAATTTTTTCTATCTTACGTTTTACCGTAGGATCTATATTTATATACTTATCGATACGCTTTTTAGCCATATCGATATAGTAGCCTTTGTCGAGTTCGTCTATCGTTAAGACGTTCTCGTTATCAATAAAGGTATGGTCCGGACATTCGCTTATTATCGTCTCACTCCATACCGGAGGCTCGACCGGTGTACTTATCATTTTTCCGGTAGCCTTATCTTTTTTACGTTTTTCGGTAATCCACTTACCTTTTACGACCGCTCCATATATTGGATTTTTAACGGCGTAAACTCTATTAACCTTTTGGACGGGTATTCGCTCGCCATTGACGTAATGATACGCGCCCTCGTAGGTACTTCCCGTTTTTATAATTTGTTGAAACTCGAATATATCTTTACACTCGCTTATCGTGGTTTCTGGAGGAATACCATTAACCAAATACTCGACTATCGCCTTATGGATTATCTGTAAGCTATTCGTTTTGAAGTTACCGCCATTGTAAAGAGACACGTAACCGCCTTTTGTCTTAAACGATCCGTCGGCTTTAATACCTATATAGTTATTAACGTCCTTTTGGATAACCTTAACGAAATCGTCTCGCTCCATCTCGAATTTAGTAACCTCACACCAGGTAGCTATAATCGCCTCGGATAATGCGACCTCCGATTTATCAATCGTAAACATAATACCGTCGGTATTGATATTAACGAAATCTATCGTCTCGCATTGTCGCGCTAATTGTACAATTAACATTGTCATAGCTAATTGATTAGAGATACACACGCTCCGACCTGCCCACCTATCCGCTAAGTCGTTAAACATATTCAGCATAGCGCCATAAACAGTATTAACAACCAACTTTAACGCGTTCGCCCTCAACTTATCGCCGGCTTTTTTATAGCCTAGTCGTTTTTGGACGAGTTTTACGTAAGCGTCCGGATCCCTCATAGACCGACTACAATAGCCGAAATTTATCATAGAGTTAGGATAAAGCGAGCCGACGTCCTGGTTAACAATTACTCGATTATCCGTCTCCTCCACCGTTACACACGGTTTAGCGCCGTGAACTCCGCCCCAGGCGTACGTTACCGGACACTCACCGTATGAGGTTTTAAGAATGATATCGAGCGTCATACCCTTAGAGCCTTTACCGGCGCCGAATAACTTAGCGTCCGGGATTGACTTGTCTCGTATCTGTAAAAAGAAATCTAAGACGATTTTAGGTATTGAGTCAACGTCGATATTATTAGGTATTACGTAATCGCGCTCGTCGTCACGCTTTACGAAATTAGCCTCGAGGACCTTAGCGGATAGTTTAGCGTTGGTAAGTCCTAGAGCCTCCTCAGGAGGTACGCCGTACATTTCTCCGACCATAACCTTAGCGTCGAGATAATCCGCTTTACGCTCCTTATAAAGTAGGACGGTAGAGTCCACGTCGTACTTACAATATCGTATAACCTCCTCGAGTTCCTCCGACGTCAATTTGCGGTCAATATCAAACGAAACCGAGGACTCGACTATCGGTAATTTAAGATTTCCCTCGATCGCTTTTAAGCTAATACCCTGGTCGGCTATATCGTCTCGTAAATCAAACGATTTAAACGGTAATCTTTGATATTGAATAAAAGGAAACGCCCAGGAGTCACCGCCGCCGATAATAAAATCGCTATGTCGTTTAACCTCAATATTAGAGCCTCCGAGTAACATAGTTAGGAGTATCCAATTATCAAAATGCTTATTGTTGAAACC